GCATCTTATCAACTCCTTGGCATTTTTAAGTTTGGTGCCGCCAACTTGGATAAGTTCATATGACTAGTAGCCAATAGTTCTTACTAATATTAATTAGACCATCACTGGCTACTACTGTAATTTCGTATCGACTAGGACTGCTGTTATTAGGAGCAGTGCCTACGATACTGGTTCCGCTTATTGATAACCAACTAATTGCGGATTCACCTGCATTAGCAGGCTGTATAGAAATACTTGTAGTATTATTTACTCCAAGTAGGAAATTAATGCTGTCTCCACCTCTAAATCGCCCAATATATGATGTGCTGTCTGTAAACTGAGGTTTTGTTGCGCCGTAATTTATTAAATTTTTATAAACATATTCATTGCCACTGACATCTATCAGTGTCAAATCTTGTACTGAGTTCCACAAGGAGCCCATTACTTGACTTGTTTCAACCATAAGTTGAAGAATATTTTCACTGGGATAATCTATCCTAGTAATTGCTTGGCCACCAATTTTGGCGCCGGTTCCGTATGTTATATCTAAACATACTATAGAAATTGTTGTATAAGCACCTATTGTGCTGTAGGATATATTAGTTACTTTTGGTCTAGGTCTGTCACTGGTTGTGTTACTTCTAAGAATACGAACTTGAATTCTATCACTTTCCGCAGGCGCCTCATCAAATGTAAGTGTAGTGCCATCTATAATAGCGTAACTATAATAAGGTTCTTGAGTAATACCGTTAATAGATACTACCAATAAATTTGGACTACTTACGCTGGTTTGAATATCAAATTCTAATGTTGTTCCATCGCCCATAAAGTTTCGTGTTATAGGTGTTAGCACATTGGCCTGACTTCTAAATTGTCCAATGGTAGTGTCATATACCAACACTTCGCCTGTGACAGGACTTGTAACCGTTACATCAGTGAGATCATTCAACTGTAAATTGTTAATTGTATTTGTAAGATCATTATCTGTTTGTGTTATTTGACTGTCTACATATACTTTATTTGTCAGTAATTGCCAATTAGTTCCGTCGAAGAATTCAGGATTAAACAGCTCATTTGAATATCTAAATTGACCTTCTGATCCCAAGGGACGTTGAGTAGAATCACCAATTGGCAGTTTTAACGCACCCTGAGCATTGATCTCTAGTACGCCGCCTTCTGGAGTTAATGTTTCTGTTGAATGATTTACTTTAATTGCCATATTACTTTCTTATATTGAAACAAAATCAATGACTGCTGTCCAATTTATAACATCAGTACCTACACCTGTACATGTCACTGTAATGTCGCCATCTGAATCAAAACTTATTGTTGGCTCTGTAAAATTACTAGTATCAACATAAGTGTCCGTGACATAACCAGATATTGTTGTGGTTCCTTGTAAGTAGCAACCTTTTATTTCATAAGCGGCTACATTAGTTCCTTTACCAACAATATATGCTGTAAAGAATACTGTGGATTCCACAGTGTATTTTAATCCATCTCTGTCTAATAATTCCGTTGTTGCTGTGTTAACTGTTGTGCCAGACAATGTAACTCGTTGGTTTTTTAAGCCTATTTTAAATCTATCAGTAGTTGTACCATGTAACTTGGTATATAAGTCTGCCATTATTGTTTATTCCAGCTTTCGAGAATCATTTCCTCTATCTTATTTATTAGATTTTCGCCGGCAGGAGACTTTGTCCATTTTTTATCCGGGCATTCACTACTAGCAAAAGTAGCCTTGGCAGGCATATAACATCCGCATTGTCGACAAGTAGACATACTACTTTGAAATGATTCGCATTGTTTACATATAGACATGCGTTCTAATTTAACTTCTTGATTTACTGTTTTAAACATATGAATATTTATAGAACAAAAAGGGCTCCGAAGAGCCCTTTTGTAAGTTTGTAAATCGAATTTCGATTTAGAAGAACTTAGCGTCACCCATAGCAATTTTGCCTAGGTAATCGGCAGCGTTGCCCAAAGAGCTTGCTGTGTTTGTTAGTTCAACATAACCATAACGTGTCATGAAAGAAACTACTGGTTCCATTGTTGATGGATCTAATACTACACCAGAACTCATCAATGGAATGTATGGGCAATAGAAAGCTGCCGCATCCATTTCGTTAGGACCTTTGTAACCAACCAAGATTGGTGAAGTTGAATCAGCATAGCTGTCAACATAAACACGAACTGAACTATTCAATGTACCAGCAAATTTAGTGTTTGTTGGAGCTTCGAAAGTACCTTCTGTTGTACGAGCAAACGCACTAGTTGTTGCGCTTTGTAGAACTGTTAATGCTGTTGGGCTAACAACAACATAGTTACCAGCGCCACGACGTGTACGCTGAGCAATACGGTTAGCAACATCATTAATCATGATTGCCAATACAGCGTGTTGGTCACCAACGAATGTAGGTTGACCTGTGAAGTCTGTACCACTGTTACCTTGGTCAAATGTGTGTACTGCTGTACCACTTAGAGTGCGTAGTTTACCTAGCAACTCTTGGTCGATTTCAGCTGTAATTTCTTGAGCCAAAGCAGCCATAATTTCTGCTTCAACATCTAGACCGTGCATTGCTTGTGCATCTTGCGCGGCTTCAAATGTCCAACGTGCAGACATTTTACGTGTTTTAGCTTCAACAGTTTGCTTCAAGATCTGGATGCTTAACTTCTTACCAATAGCACCTTCCATTGTAGCTGTTGAATCTGGGCCTGGATTGCCAGCATCGCCGTTACCGGAATATGCTTTAGCAATGTTGAATGGGCTCAATGCTTCGCTACCTGCTGTAACACCAGCTGCAGTTTCAGCATAACGTACACGCAATGTGTGAATTTGACCAACTGGGCCAGTCATTGGTTGTACACCAATGATCTCATTGGCAATAACAGTAGGCATAACACGACGGATAACAGGTAAAATTACCTTGTTAAGAACAGCGATGTTACCGCTTTGTGTGGCACCTGCGCTAGCAGATTCCATAATATTTTTCTTTGTGTTTTCTAACACAGATTCCATAACAGCCTTACGGTTGCCATTCAAGCCTTCTAGTAGAACGTCTTTAGTTGCAGTCCAGTTCTGGGCTTCGAAAAGTTTTTCAGACATAATCGTCTCCTTAAATTTTTCCAATTCCGGCTAATTTTCTTAGTGAAATTATATCTGCCGGAGCAGTGTTATCACTAGAAGCTTTATCGCCTGTAACCGCAGTCTTCTGCGATGTTGTGCTTTCGGAAATTACAGCTTTGCCTGTTGGCTTGGCTGCTGTTTCATTTAAAACAGCTGGTAAGTATTTGTTATATGACTCACGAAGACTTTCAGTTTTCGTTGTTTTTAACAAATCTTGCATAATCTCACGCTTTTCTTTACCTAGCGGAGCTACCAACTCTTGCATGATACTTTGACGCTTTACGGCATCTTCAGCAATGCGAACCTTAGTTTGTGCTTTGACAATTTCAACATCTTTAGACGTCGCTACTTTAGTAGCTTGGCTTAATTTAGATTCTAAAACTGTTAGCTTGTCACTAAGTTTCTTAACTTGTGTACCGTCAGCAAAGCCACTTGCCATGAATTCACCGGCAAATGCTTCCATGATCTTACGACCAAATGCATTTTCACGACTTACTTGAATGTCTTCACGTAGTTGTGTAATTTCGCTACGCAATGATTCACCTAGAAGTTTTTCAGCTTTAACGGCTGCTTCTTTAATGAATTTTGCTTTTGCTTCAGCTATTACTTTGCGACCTTCGGTTACTAGGTCGACACGAGCCTTAACTAATTTGTCTTCATCTTCTTTCAACTCACGTAGTTCGTTGCTTAGTTTCTTAAGAGCAAATTCTTCAAGTTTCTCGAAGTTTGTTTTTTGTGTAGTACGGTCTTCTCTGAGTTCTTTAACTTCTTTAGCTAGTGCTTCTAAAACAAACTTGTTTAAAAGTTTAGCATGTTCTTTAACCTGCTTCTTGTATGCCACTTTCGTTTCTACAAGTTCACGTTTGTCAATTGCTAATTCTTCAAGTTCTTTACGAATCGCTTCGGAAATCATTTTGTCCGCTGCCTCTACAATAAGACCTTTGTCGTGCTCATAACGTTGACTGAACTCTTCACGAAGATTTGCTTCCACAGCTTCGTTGATTTGTTTTAGTTGTACGTCCCAAGCTTCTTGTAGTTGACTTTGAACTTCCTCAGATAAAACCTCATTACCAAATAGTTCTTTAATTCCGCTCATCTTTATTCCCCTTAATTTTTATTTAGGTTATTGATGAACCTGAGAACCTCTTCCTTGAGGTATTTTTGTGCTTTATTGTCATATCTGGATGCTTCCGCAACACCCCATAGGGCGCCGCGTCTACGATCGTGCATAACACGTTCATAGATAGCTTTTGGATATGCGTTTGGAGCACTTGGCTGGGCCACGATGTCAACCGTGACTATCTCAAAATCAGAAACGCCACCAGATTCATTGACGTTGCCTGACCCCCTACTCGAAACACCAAGTTTAACTCCGCTTGACAGCAGAGTTTCGACAATTTTACCCATTGGTGTTGGTAGGATTTTTAATTTACCTATACCAGTGTTTTCATTCATGTACATGTTTGTAATCATGTGTGAAACACGGTCTAAGTTAACTTGTAGGTCATCAGGGTGATCAGCTTCGCCGAGCACACTGTAACCATTTTTAATTTTTTCTGAAATGGCAGAACATGCTTTGGCAATTTCATTGACTTGATATACACGCTGATTATGATTGCGTACACCACCTTCAATGAAAATGCCTTCCATGTAGAGATCTTTGCCACCCGTAGCATTTTCGACGATCTGCGTTTTCATCTTTGCTTGATCGTATGTCAATGATTCTACTAATGGTAAGTATGCCATTTAATTAACTCTTTGCTACTGGGCTAGTTTTATTGCTAGCGGCATCACCGTTCTTAGGAACGCTTACGCCTTTTGGAGCTGGAGCCTTAGCATTGCCAACTTTGTTTACGTTGCCCATGTCATCAGT